TTCCGACTGCTGCTTGCGCTGCATCTATAAGCACATTTGCTGATGCTACGGCTTTGCTATTCTTGAATAATGCACCAAGCGCACCCTGTACCGCATCAATGGACTGATTAACCATTGCGGCCTTTGAATCCTGCGCGGCCTTTTCTAATGCAGTTGTAGCATCCGTTGTCTTTTTTGTGATAGCAACAATCTCTGCTGACTGCTTCTCCTCAAGAGCAAGCCTCTGTTCGGCCGATAGCTCATCCAACTGAAGCAAGGCAAAGTACTTATCACGAACTGCGTTTATCTCACGTTGTTGGTCGGTGAGTAGCATCTCGTATGCCTTATCCAATGATGCGCTCTGCTGCAAATCAAAGTCTGATAATGCCTTCTCCTGCAATGCTGCAAAGGCTTCTTCGGCCTTTATCTTCTCATCGGCTGCTGCTTTCTCCTCTGCCCTCAATCCCTTTACTTCAGTACCAAGCCTGCGCTTGCGAGCGATGCTTGCCTGCTCTAACTCTGAAACGCGAGCCTCTGCCTCTGCAATGGCTACCAACTGCTCCTCGTTTACCTCCGATATTCTTGACTGCGCTTGTAGAGCTTGCAGCCTTAATTTTTGGTTTGCTATTTCTTTGGAGGCTACGGATTCTTCTAACGCTCCTGCTCTCTCTACCGCAGCGATACGTTCTTCTGTGCTTTTGGTTAGGTCATCAGCAATGAATCGTGCCTCCGCTATCTGCTTGTTGGCCTTTGCACGTTGTACGATTAGCGCACGTTCTGCATCTTCTACGTCATTTAATAATCCTGCGACTCTTGCTCCCTCTTTGGCTGCTGCTATTGCTGACTTGCCGAGTTCACCGATTGCATTGACTGCACCTGCAACCTTGTCGGTGACGTTCTCAACTCCAAGCGCAACCTTGCCTGCTGCATCGGCAGCGGTCTTCGCTGCTGCGGAGAACTCACCCTTTAATGCAAGACTGATTGCTTTACCCAAAGCAGGAAGCAGCTCAAGCAAACCTTCAACTCGGTTAAAAATGTTTTCTTTGAGGGCGTTGCCAAAGTCAATCAATGCTTGCTTCGGGTCGCTGAAGGTCTTAAATAATGCTTCTCCAAGTTTAACGAGTACATCCGTCAGTTTGCCAACGACTGCGCCAAGTGCGCCAAGAACAACCGCTAATGCATCACCACCACGTTCGGTGTTCTTAAAGTAAGTGACAAGAGAAGTTACTGCGACTAGCAACGCACCCAAGCCAGTTGCGATGATTGCTCCTTTGAGTGTGCCGAATGCTTTTACCGCACTACCAATGCCACCCTGCAAACTCTTGAACGCAGATACTGCACCGCCCGTGCGCTTATCAAGTGCTTCAAGGCCGCTACTGATAGCCTCGTTTGTCTCTTTGGCTTTGGTCTGCGTCTTGTCAGCCTCTATCCCTACGGCTTTAAGCGCAGCGATAGCAGATGTGGCATCCCCTTTAATCTCAATTATTTCAACTGCCGCCATTGTAGCTTAATATATTCATTCCATCCTTCGGGTAGTTTGTTCTTGCCTTTGGCGATTTCAACGCAATCACCTGCTCCAAGCCACTCATCCGAGTTTAGTATTTCAATTAAATAACTTAAATAACCTTTCTTCATACTACGTTGAGGAGTTCAAATGATGCTTTGCCTGTGGTCATATTTAGACTCACGTTGTTGATTAGGTACTTGGCGTTGTTCCAAATGATTGAATTCTGAAGGCTCAGCGTTATGATTTTACCGATGGGCAAGACCGCTTCTACGTTGTACACCCTGCGGCTCTTGGCGTATAGGTCGGTGATGTAGTTGCTCCACTCGTTGTTGTACAGGCTTTGGTTTACCGATTGCAGGTGGTATGGGTC